ACATAGACAACCATGCGGCGATTGAGAAGATGACCGTGGATGCGCTCAAAGGCTGGCTGCTCCGGAACGATGACCGGCGGCATTACCGGGAAAAGCACAGCTTTTTCCACGATGAAAATTACATGAGAGTGGTGATTTCGGATGAAGCCGCCATGTGAACGGGACTGCCCGAGGCGGACAGTGGGATGCCACACCAAATGTGCGCCTTATCTGGAATATGAGGAAGCGAAACAGGCGGAATATCGGGCGAGAGAAGTCGAACGGAGCCGCGACACCTACACTGCGGACGCGAAGAAGCGGTGTAAGAGCGTGGAGCGGCTGCGGAAAGCGGGGCTGCTGAAATGACGCATCTGAGTTTATTTTCGGGTATCGGCGGACTTGATCTTGCTGCGGAATGGGCAGGATTTACAACCGTTGGGCAATGCGAATTTGCAGATTACCCAACAAAAGTGCTGGAAAAGCATTGGCCGGATGTGCCGCGCTGGCGTGACATCCGGACTTTGACGAAGGAGAGTTTTTATGAGCGAACAGGTCAACGGACAGTTGACGTTATATCCGGTGGATTCCCCTGCCAGCCCTTTTCCGTGGCTGGAAAGCAAAAAGGGAAAAACGACGACCGTTACCTCTGGCCTGAGATGCTGCGGGTTATCCGAGAACTGCGCCCGCATTGCGTCGTCGGTGAGAATGTACCTGGAATCCTCAAGATTGCCGCCGGGCAAGTGGTCAAGGATCTGGAGCGCGCAGGCTATCACGTCGTCGTGTTTCATTATGAAGCTGCGTCTGTCGGAGCTTGGCACAGGAGATCGAGGGTGTTCTTCGTCGGAATCGCAGATGTGGCAGACACCGACGGCAGGACAATGCGGCATGACTGCGGTGACGAGCGGAAGACCACCAGAAAAGAGCACGCATCTAGGGGCACAGGTACTGATCCGGAGCGGGCTATGGCCGACGCCGCGTGCGAACGAATACAAAGACACGCTGCAATCTGTGCCGCCAAGTCGGCTGAAAGATCCAGGCAAATGCAACCTGACGCAGGCAATAGCGATGGAGCTGATGTTTGCAACGCCGTGTGCGCGGGATTATCGGACAGGGCAGAGGAAGCGGTACGACAATCCAGGCCGCGCAAACAACCTCAACGATCAGATTGGTGGGCAGCTGAACCCGACGTGGTGCGAGTGGCTCATGGGATTCCCAATCGGGTGGACAGACTTAAATGCCTCGGAAACGCGGTAGTGCCGCAGCAGGCATATCCGATTTTCAAGGCATTGGCGGAAGAACTGGGAGGAAGCAATGGATTTGGAACAGAGCGCGTTTGAGGCGCTGCGGTTTGCGTCAGCGCAGAGCTTGAAGCTTTACAAGCAGCCGCTTGTGATTACATACTCCGGTGGGAAGGATAGCGACGTGCTGCTCCGGCTGGCAGAAAACAGCGGTATTCCATTTGAAGTCCTACACTCCCTAACCACGGCAGATGCGCCGGAAACGGTCTACCATGTGCGGGACACATTCCGCCGAATGGAGGAAAAGGGCGTAAAGTGCATTATCGATGCGCACGTCCAGCCGGACGGGAAGCGCGTTACCATGTGGAATTTAATACCGAAAAAAATGATGCCTCCGACGAGGCTCATGCGGTACTGCTGCGAGAAATTGAAAGAAGTCAGTGGAAAGGGGCGCTTTATTGCAACCGGTGTCCGCTGGGCGGAAAGCCCGAAGCGCAGGAACGGGCGGGGGCTGATCGAAGTGCAGGCACACAACGCGAAGCAGAAACTCATGCTGATGGAGGACAACGATGAGGGACGGATGCAGTTTGAAAACTGCAAGATGAAAGGAAAGCGCATCGTGAATCCAATCATCGGATGGGAGGACAAAGACGTATGGGATTACGTGGAGGAAGAAAAGATCTGCATGAATCCGCTTTATGGCTGCGGGCTATCCCGCGTGGGGTGTATCGGCTGTCCACTGGCGTCAAAACGAAAACGCCTGGAGGATTTCACCAGATGGCCGAAGCATAAACAGGCGTATATCCGGGCGTTCGATCGGATGCTGGAGAACCGCCGGATCGCTGGAAAAGGCGGGAACTGGCAGACGGGAGTGGATGTGTTCCACATGTGGATGGAGAATGATGTGCTTCCGGGGCAGGAAGTATTAGAAGAATTTCGGGAGGATTTGATATGAATTTGAAACTGGAAGAACTGGTCAAGGCGCTGCGGTTTTGCGGAAAGCACGAATGTATAACGTGCCCGTGTGACATTGGCGAGTGCATACAAATGGTGTATGCGGCCGCCGACCAGATCGAGCGCGACCAGAAGGAGATTGAAGCGCTGCGGGAGCTGGCCGTGGCAGATCAAGAGGGGCACGTGATCGTCCTGCCGTGCAAGGTGGGCCATCGAGTGTTTGCCCTGCTGGACACGGATAAGCATATAAGCGAGTGCGAGGTCAAGCAGATCGGCCTCGGTAATGAGATCGGATTTGTTGCCCTTGAGCCAATAGGCGCCAGAGGGCGGGAGTATGGCGTAGCGCTAAATGGATTTGGCAAAACCGTATTCATGACGCGAGAAGAAGCTGAAAAGGCGCTGGCGGAAATGGAGGGCAAGAAGGATGGCTGACGAATATATCCTGAGAAGCATTGCAATTGCGAAGCTGACAGCACTGGAAGTTACTAACCCATTCGCCACGATTGCCGATGCAAAGCGGGTGCTTGCGGATATGGATGCTGCCGACGTTGTGAAGGTGGTGCGTGGGAAGTGGCTGCTGGATAGGTGGCCGAGCTGGCCGCACCGCGAGTGCAGCCGGTGCAAGATAATGTTCCCAAGAACGAAGGAAGTCCCAGACCAGTATTGGCAGTATTGCCCCAACTGCATCGCGCAAATGGATGGAGGGAACGAAGGTGAATGAAAATTTTCAGAAGATCAAAGTCCGGTTGGGGGAAGCGGAAGTGCTGGCACAGTTGGCAGAGGAATGCACGGAGCTGGCACAGGCGGCATTGAAGCTGCGGCGGGCGCTGGATGGGAAGAACCCGACACCGAATACGGAAGAAGAACGCCGACGCGCCTTGCTTGAAGAATACACCGACGTTATCCACTGTGCGCTGGTGCTGGATTTGGAAATGGACTTAGATCAAATCCGGAAGAAAACAGAACGATGGATGCGAAGATTGGGGATGGAATAGAGGGCGTATAGGTATGGACTACTGGCACAAGGACTGGAAATGTCCGTTCTACAAGTACAACGAGCAGCGAAAGGTCTGCTGCGAGGGCGGATGCCGGGTACAGTTTGCGGACAAGTCCTCTGCGGGGCGGTATATGTCCCGTTACTGCGCGTCCTTCCGCTATGCGGACTGTACGATCGCGCAGTCCAGAATCGAAATTTACGAAGGAGTAAACAGAACATGACCAAAATGCAGGAGATTCGAGAACTGAAAAGTAAAATTCAGGGACTTCGGAACCAGAATGAAGGGATGCGCGACAAGTGCATTCGCTTAGAGAAGGAATGTGCAGAAATCAGGGCCGGTGCAAAACAGGTGACGGGACTGGTGGACGCGATTCTTGCGCTGATGGCGCGTGAGAATGGCGTGGAGTTTGACGGTGGGTATGAGCTGTTTTTCCGCAGCGGAGATCTGCGGCAGTATATGGAACACTGGAAGGTGGAGACAACGAAAAGCGAAGGTGTGCTCAAGGTGCGCGCAACCAAGAAAGAATAAGTGTGGGGAAAACCTCGGTATTTTGCCGAGGTTTTATCCTGTTTACGGGGTGAATTGCATGGGATGGTCTGCTATGCTGGATGCAGAAATACACAAAATTACGAGAAAGGAGGAATCGGGATGGCGAAGGCCGGAAGGAAGCCGAGGTTTGAATCGGCAAAGGAAATGGAAGATCGGATCGACGCATACTTTGAACAGTGCAAGGGAGAACCCTTATACGATGAATTCGGGATGCCGGTCTTCGATAAGAAGGGGAACCCGGTTCTGATTCATGAGAAGCCGCCGACCATTGTCGGACTGGCGCTGGCATTGGGGTTTACATCGCGGCAAACGCTGCTGAATTATGCGGCAAAGCCGGAATTCGTGGACACAATTACGCGCGGGAAGTCCCGTGTGGAGGCTTATGCGGCGGAACGGCTCTTTGACCGAGACGGCGCGAAGGGCGCGGAGTTTACACTTGCCTGCAACTTCGGCTGGAGAATGCCGAAGGAGACACCGGAAGACGGCGAGAAGGCACAGAGCGGCGTGATCCTGATGCCAGAGGTGCAGGATGGGTAACGTGATCTGGAAGCCGCAGCCGAAACAGGCGGTATTTATGGCACGGCCTGAATATGAGGCACTATATGGCGGAGCTGCCGGCGGCGGGAAGAGTGACGCGCTTGTGATCGAGGCGCTGCGTCAGGTGGATATTCCGCACTACAAGGCTCTGATTCTCCGCAAGACCTACAACCAGCTCTCGGAGCTGATCGACAAGACGCTGCGCTATTACCCGGCGGCATTCCGCGGCGCGAAGTACAACGCAACGTCCCACACCTGGACATTCCCATCCGGGGCGAAGATCATCTTCGGTTCGATGCAGTACACGAAGGACCGGACGAAGTATCAGGGGCAGGCGTATGACTTCATCGCATTTGACGAGCTGACGCACTTCACCTACGACGAATATATGTATCTGTTCTCGCGAAACCGCCCGAATGGGCCGGGGACGCGGGTTTATATCCGCTCGACGGCGAACCCCGGAAACGTGGGGCATGCGTGGGTGAAGGAACGGTTTATCACGGCGGCACCGCCGATGACGCCGATCACGGAGGATACGACGTGGGCAGACCCGGACGGGACGCAGCACAGCGCGACGCAGACGCGGATCTTCGTTCCATCCAGCGTATTCGACAACCCGGCTCTGCTGGCGAACGACCCGAAGTATGTGCAAAGGCTGGCGTCGATGCCGGAAGCAGAGCGGAAGGCCCTGCTCTATGGGGATTGGGATTCGTTCTCCGGTCAGGTATTCGCGGAGTGGCGCAACGACCCGGCGCATTATCAGGACAGGCGGTTTACACATGTCATCGATCCGTTCCTTGTGCCGCAGGACTGGGCGATCTGGTGCGGCCTCGACTGGGGGTATTCCCGTCCCTTCTCAGTCGGCTGGTATGCGGTCGACCGGAACAGGCGGATGTACCGCATCCGGGAACTCTACGGCTGCACGGGGACGCCGAACGAGGGTGTGAAGTGGGAACCGGCACAGGTGGCGCGGGAGATCAAACGCATCGAGGCGGACGACCCAAACCTCCGGGGGCGGACGATCCACCGCGTGGGAGACCCGGCGATCTGGGGCAGCGACGGCACGGAGAGTATCGGAGCCTTGATGGAGCGGGAGCGCGTGTACTTCGAGAAGGGCGACCACGCCCGAATTGACGGCAAGATGCAGCTGCATCACAGGCTTGCCTTTGATGATTCCGGCGTGCCGATGCTCTATATCTTCTCCACATGCCGGAACTTCATCCGTACAGTCCCGGCGCTGGTCTATGACGAGACGGACGTGGAGGACGTCGACACGGCGGGGGAAGATCATATCTATGACGAATGCCGGTATGTGGCAATGGAGAACCCGATTGCACCGCCGGAACGGAAGCTGGTACAGGCGAAGCCTTACAATCCCCTCGACACGGACGACGCGCCGAGGTATGGACGATATGACTTTTACAGATAGGAGGAACACATGGCAAGATTTGAGCAATATGGGAGGCCGAACGGGCTGCCGGGCGTGCAGGAGCAGGGCAGCATGGAGCCGCACGCGGCGCTGGAAGTCCTGAACCGGCCGGAGGGCGCACAGGTCATCGGGAAAAAGGAAATTCAGGAGGCGGCGCAGATCCTGACGCGCTACAAGGACGGCAAGGCCAACTTCGAGCGGCGCATCGTCGAGGACGAATTGTGGTGGGAGCTGCGGCACTGGGAGGTCGTGAGAAAGGCCAGAGACAAGGATCATCCCACGCCAGACCCGTCATCTGCGTGGCTGTTCAACGCGATCTGCAACAAGCACGCCGACGCAATGGACAACTACCCGGAGCCGGTCGTGCTGCCGAGAGAGCAGAGCGACGAGGAAAGCGCGAAGACGCTGAGCGAGGTTTTGCCGGTTATTCTCGAGTACAACGACTATGAGCAGACCTATTCTGACAACTGGTGGGAAAAGCTGAAGCACGGCACAGCGGCCTACGGTGTGTTCTGGAACCCGGAGAAGGAAAACGGCGTCGGGGATGTGGACATTCGGCCTATTGATCTCCTGAAGATCTTCTGGGAGCCGGGCGTGACGGACATTCAGGATTCGAAGAACCTGTTCGTCGTGGAGCTGGTGGACGAAGAGACGCTGGATGCGCAGTATCCGGAGTATGCCGGGAAGATGCGAGGCAACGCCATCGACGTGAAACAGTACATTTACGACGATACGGTCGACACGTCGGAGAAATCCGTGGTGGTGGATTGGTATTACAAGGTCAAGACGCCGGGCGGCGCGACGGCGCTGCACTATGCCAAGTTCGTTGGGGATGTGCTGCTCTACGCAAGCCAGAACGATCCGGAGTACGCGCAGACGGGATTCTATTCTGATGGGCAGTATCCGGTCGTGCTGGATGTGCTGTACCCCGAGAAGGGCACTCCGGCGGGGTTCGGCTATGTGTCGATCTGCAAAGACCCGCAGATCTACATCGATTCGCTGAGCGGGAACATCTTGGAGAACGCGATGATGACCACGAAGAAGCGGTTCTTCGTCTCGTCGTCCACGAATGTCAACGAAGACGAGCTGATGGACTGGAAGAAGCCGGTCGTGCGCGTGGAAGGGACGCTGGACGACAAGCGGATTCAGGAGATCCAGCTGACGCCGATGAGCAGCATTTATTACAACGTCCTACAAATGAAGATCGAAGAGATGAAAGAGACGGCCTCGAACCGCGACGTCTCGAACGGTTCTACCGGTTCCGGCGTGACGGCGGCTGCGGCCATTGCGGCGCTTCAGGAGGCGGGCAACAAGGCGTCGAGAGATATGATCTCCGCATCGTATCGTACCCATGTGAAGATCGCGAAGATGGTGATCGAGCGCATCCGGCAGTTCTACGACGAGGCGCGGGCCTTCCGCGTGACGGCGCCGAACGAGCAGGGATATGACTTCACGACGCTCTCCAACGCCGGTCTGCGGGATCAGGCAATCGGCATTGACCATGCGACGCAGGAGGTGCTTTACCGGAAGCCGGTGTTCGACCTCAAGATCAAGGCGCAGAAGAAGAACCCATTCTCCCGGATGGAGCAGAACGAGCGGGCGAAGGAGCTGTATGCGGCTGGATTCTTCAATCCGGAACAGGCCCAGCCCGCATTGATCGCGCTGGAGATGATGGACTTCGAGGGAATCGACAAGATCAAGGAACAGGTAGCGCAGGGGCAGACGCTTTTGAACATCATAAACCAGATGTCGGCGCAGATGGAACAGTTGGCTGCAATGGTGGCGATAACGACCGGCGGCAATCCTGCGACGGTGCAGCCGTCCGGCAGCACGTCCGCGCCGAAGCAGAGCGCGGGCGGCAGCGGGATTGCCGACGCGGTGACAAAGGCGCAGACGCCAATGACGGACTACGGGACGCGGCTGGCACAGCGGAGCAAGCCTGACATGGATTCCGGCAGTGACGCGGCGGCGGTGACGAGATGACGAGGGCCTATCTGGAACGGGACGGGAACCTCTACACGCTGTCGGCACAGGGGCACGCGACCGGGAGCGTGGAGATCTGTGCGGCGGTATCGGCACTGATCCAGACGTTGCGGTGTTATCTGCTTGGCAGAGATGCGATGATCTACGACCGCATGACGGATGGCGCGGCGTTTTTGACGTTTCGGATCGACGATCCGGCCCCGTTTGACATGGTGTGCTGCGGACTCCAGTGTTTGGAGAAGACCGCACCCGATAAAATTTCCGTAGAAATTCAGGAAATATCCTGATTTACGGGGTGAAAACCCCTTGCAAATCCATCATACTGATACTGTCCTCCTGATTGTGCTCCGTGGCGGACTATGTTTCTACGATCTCCGCAAATCGAACACGGGCGGTCTTCCACGGAGCATTGCAGGAGGAACACGGCACACGGGGCCGTATACCCGCGATTGGAGGTACACTATGAATACTTTTTCTTTCTGGCTGCATCAGTTTGAGGGCGGGGACGGCGGAGCCGCAGCGCCCGCAGCCGGGACGATGGGCGATTCCCAAAGCGCAGCTCCCGTGAACACCCAGCGGGGCAAATCGGGCGAAAACGTGCTCTACGGCAAGCAGGCCGTGACTGACACGCAGGATGCGCCTTCCGACGCCGGGAAGGCAGAGACGGACGTCAAGGTGACGTCAAACACGCTGGAGGAGAAACGCAAGGCGTATCGATCTATGGTCTCCGGGGAATACAAGGACGTATACACCGAGGACACCCAGCGCATCATCAACCGAAGATTCTCTGACATGAAAGCCTTGCAGACGCAGCTGGACGATGCGAAGCCGGTTTTGGACGCGCTCCGGGAACGCTACGGCGTGGAGGATGCGAAAGACCTTCTCAAAGCCATTGACAGCGACCATGCGTACTGGGCGGAAGCCGCCGACGAAGCGGGCATGAGCGAACAGCAGTACCGCGAGTTCGTCCGGATGCGCCGCGAGAACGAGGCGTTCCGCCGGGCGGCGGAAGAGCAGGAAGGGCAGAAGCAGGTACAGGCGCAGGTACAGCAGTGGATGCAGGACGCGGAAGTGCTTCAGCAGAAGTTCCCGCAATTTGACCTGTCTGTGGAGATGGAGAATCCGACGTTCATGTCGATGCTCAAGGCCGGGACGCCGGTGGAGCATGCGTACAAGGTGATGCACTTCGACGAGATCATGTCCGGCGCGATGCAGCAGGCCAGCATACGGACGGAAAAGAATGTGACAGATAACATTCGCGCCCGTGGGAACCGGCCTGTGGAGAACGGAACGGCGCGGCAGAGCGCATTTACCATCAAGGACGATGTTTCCAAGCTGACCAAAAAGGATCGCGCGGAGATCGCCCGCAGAGCTGCGAGAGGGGACATTATCACATTCTGACCCTTTCGCGAGAAAGGAGAATTATGAAAAATCTTTATGAACTCGTTACCTTTGACCTGAGAATGTTCGACGGCAACACGAACGTCACGACGGACGTCGGTCTGAGTGACGAAATGAAAACCTACTATTCGGACTATCTGATCGACCTGACGGAACCGAAGCTGGTACACGATCAGTTCGGCCAGAAGCACCCGATTCCGAAGAACGGCGGCAAGACCATCGAATTCCGCAAGTATGACCCGCTGCCCAAAGCGCTCACGCCGCTCAAGGAAGGCGTGACCCCGGATGGCCGGAAGCTCACGATGTCTGTTCTGACCGCGAAAGTGGAGCAGTACGGCGACTATGTCGAGCTGGCTGACATCCTGCTTCTGACCGCGATTGACAACAACCTCGTCCAGGCGACGAAGCTGCTCGCCTCTCAGGCTGGCCGGACGCTGGACACCATCACCCGCGAAGTGCTCGCAGGTGGCACGAACGTCCTCTACTCCGGCGGCAAGAAAGACCGCTCGGAGCTGACCGGCGGCAGCACGACGGAAAGCGAGAACTGCTACCTGACGATTGACGACGTGCGAAAGGCCGTCCGCTATCTGAAGGTGCAGAACGCGGAGCGCATCAACGGCAACTTCGTCGGCATCATCCATCCGGACGTGTCCTATGACTTCATGAACGACCCGAAGTGGGTGAACGTGAAGACCTACTCCGACCCGGAGGGGATCTATGAGGGCGAGATCGGCAAGATCGAGGGCGTCCGCTTTGTGGAGAGCACCGAGGCGAAGATCTTCGCCGGTGAAGACCTTGCGTCTGACAGCCGGACGCTGCTGGTGAACGGCGCGATCTCTTCGGCGACGAAGGAAGTCACCTTCGACGGCGGCACGGTCGCCGCGAACGCGCTCGCGGGCCGCATGATCCTGATCGGCGACACGCTGTGCGAGGTCGTATCCAACACGGCCACGAAGATCACGCTGAAGGATAACATTTCCAGCGCATCGGACAACGCCGTGATCTCGCCGGGCGAGGGCGGCAAGGGCGGCAGAAGCGTCTATTCCACGCTGATCCTCGGGGACAACGCCTACGGCGTGACGGAGCTGACCGGCGGCGGTCTCCAGCATATTGTGAAGCAGCTCGGCTCTTCCGGTACGGCTGACCCGCTGAACCAGCGCGCGACTGCTGGCTGGAAGGCGACGAAGACGGCGGAACGCCTCGTTGAGCAGTACATGATCCGCATTGAATCCGCCTCGACCTTTGAATCCGCAGCAAACTGAGACCATGCCCGCCCCTTCGGGGGCGGGTAACAGACAAGGAGGAACATGATGGCAAACAAACCGCAGGACATGAATGAGCTTGTCCCCTTCTTCGCGTTTCGGGACAACGACAAATACAAGGACGACATTTTCGTCGGCTGGAACGGCAAGGGCTATCAGATCCAGCGCGGCAAACAGGTGATGATCCCGCGCGGCGTCTACAACATCCTGATCCGCTCGATGCGGCAGGACGAACGGACGGCAGAACTGATGGCAAGTCAGGCGCGGCAGTATGCCGAGAAATCCGGCGCACTTCGTTAATATCGTCCGCGAAACCACCACGAATGGCACTACGACACGGCGTAGGGAGTATTTAGGCTCTCTGCGCCGTTTTTCTGCAAAGGAGGGAAGAAATTGACCGTACAGAGCGCAATTACAATGGCGCGGAACCTGAAACAGGTGGACGAGACACACTATCCGGATTCGATGCTGCTGCAATTCCTCAACGAAGTGGAGGGCAAGGTGCAGACCGAAGTATTGATGATCGCCCCGGAGGACACGGTGCGCTACGGCGCGGATGATCTGACGAGCGATATGATCGTAACGGCTCCGCACGACAAGCTCTATTACGTCTATCTGATGGCGATGATCGATTTCGTCAACGGAGAATATGACCGGTATACCAACTCGATGAACCTCGCGAACGCCCATATCACGGAATGGGCGGCATGGTACAACCGGACGCACCGCAGAGGAAAGCCGGAAGAGCTGGGGATCTACTTCTCGGCGTATGGAATTGCTGTGAAGCATGGCTACACCGGCACGGAGGAAGAATGGCTCGCGTCGCTGAAGGGCGATCCGGGCGAGCCGGTCGTCATCCGGTTCGACCAGACTTCCGGGCAGCTCCAGTGGAAGTATCAGAACGAGAGTACATGGCATGACGTTCTCTCGCTGGAAGAGCTGCAAGGGGCGCTGGTGTCCTCGACGATCGCACAGGCACAGGAGGCCAAAGACGCGGCAAAGGCGGCACAGGCGGCTGCGGAGGCCGCAAGCAGCGCGTCGCAGGAGGCGTCGGAACACATGGCCTATATCGGAGAGAACGGAAACTGGTATCAGTGGAGCGCCGGGGAAGGAAAAATGGTCGATTCCGGCGTCAAGGCGCAAGGCCCCATCGGCCCGACCGGCCCGCAAGGCGAACAGGGCGAGCAGGGCGTTCAGGGTATTCAGGGCAAGCAAGGAGAAAAGGGCGAAACTGGCGCGACGGGCGCGACCGGCCCACAAGGCGCAACAGGCCCACAGGGCGAGACGGGGCCGAGAGGGCCGCAGGGCTTGCAGGGCGTTCAGGGCGAACCCGGCAAGGGATTGACCATCTCGGGCTACTACGCAACGGCGCAGGCGCTGGCCGCTGCGGTGACGAATCCAACGGCTGGCGACGCTTATGGTGTTGGCACGGCGGAGCCGTATGACATTTACATCTACGACGGCGTGACATCTGTGTGGGTCAACAACGGCCCCTTGCAGGGCGCGAAGGGTGAGAAGGGCGACAAGGGCGACAAGGGCGACACAGGCGCACAGGGAGAACCGGGCAAAGACGGCAGCCCCGGCGCGGCTGGCGCACCCGGCGCGACGGGCACGACGTTCACGCCGTCCGTATCAGCGGACGGGACGCTCAGCTGGACGAACGACGGCGGGAAGACCAATCCTGCCTCGGTGAACATCAAAGGCCCACAGGGCGAACAGGGGCCGCAGGGCGAACCCGGCGCGAAAGGTGAAACAGGCGCGGCAGGCGCGACCGGACCGGAGGGGCCGCAGGGGCCAAAGGGCGCACAGGGCGCGAAGGGCGACCCCGGCGCGACCGGCCCGCAAGGCCCCGCCGGTCATACGCCGGTGAAGGGGACGGATTATTTCACCGCTGCGGACAAGAGCGAGATCGCGCAGGCGGCGGCTAAGCTGGTCAGTGTGCCGAGCGCTTCTTCCACCACCCCGAAGGCGCCGGGGACGGCGTCGGCTGGTTCGGAAAGCGCCTATGCTCGGGGTGACCATGTACACCCGAAGCAGGTGGTGACCAAGTCGGACGTGGGCCTCGGGAATGTGGACAACGTATCGATCAACACGCGACTGAACAGGACGACGAATGTCAATGCGTCTGACAGCAACTACACGACGTACATGGCGCGGGGCATTGCCCTGAGTGCCACAGAGCAGACGCCCTCGGTCAACGGTGCGATCTGCCTTGTGTATGGTTAAGGCGGTGATGGCATGAGTTTACCGAGCGGATATAAACGGCGCGAATATATCCAGTCGAGCGGAACGCAGTACATTGACACTGGATTCAAGCCAAACAATAACACCAAAGTTGTCATAGATTTTGAGTTAACAGAGAATACGGGTAAACATCAGATAATATTTGGTGCTCGCTCCTCGTCCAATTCCGAACAATATGTTCTTGGATTTACTGGGCATCGAAGCCCGGCAGTGTGGCGCTCTGATTTTGGCAGCAATCAGGTTACATTTTCTAGCAATTTAACTTGGAGCGGAAACCACAACGCAACCAAGAATGGTAATATTTGTACGTTGGACGCTGAGTCTGTGACAAATACGGCATCCACATTCGAATCTACTGTTAATTTACTTATATGCGCGGGCAATACTGGTGGTAATGTTGACAACTATACAAAGGCCAAGGTTTATTTTTGTAAAATATATGACAATGGGACGTTGGCACGCGACTTTATCCCGTGCAAGAACGCATCCGGCGTGGTGGGTATGTGGGATGATGTCAACAGCGTCTTTTACGGCAATGCTGGGAGCGGAACATTTACGGCTGGGCCGGAGGTCGCCGGAAGCAATCGTGTGTTGGTCGACGCGAAGGGATATGATGCGAACTCCGGAACAGTTCTGGTCAACGGGATGGTCTACCACCTGAAAAAGGGGCGCGGCTTGCTCAATGGGATGGGATATGATATCCCGTTTAACAGTGGAACTCCGATTTCGGAGCTTCCGGTCGAGAACACTGTGAAAATTGCAGTGAATGGGACACTTCAGGATTTCCTGATTGTGCATCAAGGATTGCCGAGTTCTCTCTACGATGATTCGTGCAATGGTACTTGGCTGTTGATGAAGGACGTCTATGAGACGCGCCAGTGGAACAGCTCGGATGTCAACGACTACGCAAACAGCACCATCCATTCGTACCTCAACAGCACCTTCCTTGCGATGTTCGACTCGAACATCCAAAACGCAATCAAGCAGGTCAAGATTCCGTATGTCAACGGCACTGGCGGTTCTGCGGTTGCGTCTGGTGCGAACGGCCTGTCCGCGAAGATCTTCCTGCTGTCTGGCTACGAAGTAGGCTGGACGACCAGCGACAACGAAGGCTTCCCGGTGGACGGAGCAAAGCTGGACTACTTCGCCGCAGGCTTGGATGGCAACTCTAAGCGTATTGCGTACCTGAGAGGCTCGGCCATCTACTGGTGGCTCCGCTCGCCAAACAACAACTTCACCTACTACGTGTTTTACGTCACCATCCCTGGCGATGACAGCTCCCTCAAACCATCCATCGACTGCGGCATCCGTCCGGCATTCATTCTTCCGTCTGATACGCTGGTTTCTGACGACGGAACGATCATAACGTAATAAATTGAAGGAGATGAACACATGGACAATGTCAGCTTTGCGATTTTGATCAACGGGACAGAGTATCCCGCAGAAAAGATCGACGCAACAAACAAAAACAGTCGCTGGGACGGGCGTGACACGGCGGCAATTACGCTGCCAATGATGCACGCACAGGCGGTGAGGCTGTTTGTAGATGGTCTCGCTTGGAGTATCAAGCAGGTCAACACCTATCCGGTTTTTGACAAGCAGGGCCAGCCTACGGGCGAAACGAAGACCGAGACGCAGACCTTTGACAACTCGGATTATTCAGTCGCCGGGAGCATCACGGACAACCGAGATGGAACAGTGACTTGCATGATGGGCAAGCCGACAGAGACGGAAACGCTACGAGCGGAGAAGGCCGACGCGGAACTGGCGGCGAAAATTTTACTTGGGGAGGCGGAATGACGATGACCTATACAGAAAGGGCTAGAGCACTGCGGCCCTATATCGTCAAGGCTTCGGCCAGTCTTGAGGACGCAGACGCGGTCAAGGCAAAGGAACTCTACGCCCGATGGGCGGCTGGGATGTCCGTGGAGGTCAACGACCGGCTGGTCTATGCAGACAGGCTCTATCGCGTGACACAGGCCCACACGACGCAGACCGGCTGGGAGCCGGACAAAGTACCGGCACTGTTTACCGTCATTGACGAGACCCACGCGGGCACACAGGACGACCCCATCCCCGCCGCGAAGGGCATGGAGTACACCTACGGCCTGTATTACACCGATCCGGAGGACGGCAAGCTCTACCGCTGCGAACGGACGGGCGAGCAGCCGGGCGGCAAGGTGACGCTTCAGTTCCTGCCTCATGAGCTGGTGGGGCTGTATTTTACCGAAGTATAAAGGAGAAAAGAGATGGACGATGGAATTCAGGCAAAGCTCGCTGAAATCGAGGCCCGCAGCAAGAGCAACACGCACCGCATCAACGACTTAGAGGAGGACAACCGGGCGCTGCACGCGCTGGCGACGTCGGTCGAAGTCCTCGCCACGAAGCAGGATACCATTGAGAGCACCGTGCAGGAGATCAAGACGGACGTCAAGGAATTAAAGGCCGTGCCGGGAAGCAAGTGGGAAGCGCTGGTCAAGACCATTCTGACGGCTCTGGCAGGCGGGCTTGTGGCCTATGCGTTATTCAGATTGGGGTTGAGCTGACATGCCGGGGAATATTCTGAGCGCGGACACGCAGTTTCCGAACTTTGCGGGGCAGGAAAGCCCCGCAGAGCAGATCAGGACGATCCGGAATTACCTCTATATGCTGCTGGAACAACTGCGGTATACGCTGAACAACCTCGACGCCGGGAACTTCAACACCGAAGGACTGAAAGAGATTCAGGACGCGATCTCGCAGCCGATTTTGAAGCAGCTCTCTGACACGGACGGGAATCTCGCAGAGCTTCAGTTTACGGCGGCGGGCCTCGCCTCCCGCGTGAGCAGCAACGAGGGCGATATTTCGCAGCTGGAGCAGACGGCGCAGGGACTGAGCAGCCGCGTCGGGAATGCTGAGGGCAATATCTCGTCCTTGCAGCAGACCGCAAACGGCCTTTCTTCCAGAGTGTCCAGCGCCGAAGGGAATATCTCTTCCCTTCAGCAGACCGCAAATGGTCTTTCTTCCCGCGTGAGCAATGCAGAGGGGAACATTTCAAGTCTGAGCCAGACGGCCAGCGGATTGGAGACCCGCGTTGCAAACGCCGAAGGGGCCGTCTCCACGGTGAGCCAGAAGGTGAACGGCGTGACCGTCACGACCGGGTACGGACAAACCTTCTTGGCGGGCGACCGGATCGTCATGTCATCGGACATCAACAACTACATGGCGATTGGGGCGAATGGCCTCGAAGTGTGGATCAACGGTATGATGAAGGCCGTGATTGGGCAGACATACGGAGCGGACAACTATTCTGTGATCCTCGGCAACACGAACCCGGCAGTTGTTCAGAAGATTTACGATGGAAGCAACCTGATGTGGGTTGGAAACGAGGCAAAGACGTGCGGAATTATGTTTAATTTCAGCACAGGAACCTATCAATTCTATGGAACGAAGGTGGGAACATGAGCTTTACACTACCGGCAATGAGCTATGCGGACGGCATCAAGAAGTTTTCGACGGTGCAGTTTGGCGGATATAACCACAATTTAGGCTATGGCGACGGGACGATCTGGGACGAGAAGAACATGACGAGCGATCTCTTCCCGATCCTCTCCCCCAGAAAGGCCCGGTATCTGCGGAGGACTTTGACAGCGTTTCATGGGATGTACGCCCACGACGGACTTTACTATGTGGATGGGACGACGCTCTATCTTGACGGAGCAGCAAAGCTGACCGGGCTTTCAGACACGGAGAAGGTCATGGCGAACCTTGGGGCCTATCTGGTGATTTTGCCGGACAAGGTGTGGTACAACCGCCTCGACGGAAGCCACGGGAACATTGAGCAGAGCGTGTTGAACAAGGCATGCACCATCAAAAACGGAACGTATGGCGGCGAGGCCGCCGACGCGAACACCATTGTGTGTGACAGCGTAAACTTCGAGAATTACTTCAAGGCCGGGGATGCGATCTCCATCACGGGTGCGACAAAGCACCCGGAGAACAACACCGGCGAGGGCGTCTATCTGATCGTCCGGGAGGTGGACGGGCATGAGCTGCGGTTCTATGAGAACACGTTCACCATTGCTGAAAACGGCGACACGGAGACGTTGAGCTTCAAGCGCGAAATGCCGGATCTGGATTTTCTCTGTGAGAACGAAAACCGGCTGTGGGGCTGCAAGGGAAACACGATCTACGCCTCGAAGCTGGGCGACGTGAGAAACTGGAACGTGTTTGACGGGCTGGCCTCGGATTCCTACGCGGCGAGCGTGGGCAGCGAGGGTGATTTCACGGGATGTGTGAGCTATCTCGGCTATCCCTGCTTCTTCAAGGAGGAATCTATCTACAAGGTCTACGGCTCGAAGCCGAGCAACTTTCAGGTGATGGGGAGCGCGAATCTCGGCGTGGCGAAGGGCAGCGGACGGAGTCTCGCAGTCGCCGGGGAGACGCTGTTCTATCTTTCCCGCGCGGGGATCGTGGCCTATTCTGGCGGAATCCCGCAGAACATTTCCGCCGCGTTCGGCACAGACCGGTATCAGAACGCCGTGGGCGGCTCTGACGGGCGGAAATACTACGTCAGCATGAAAGGCTCTGACGGCTGGCGCATCTTCGTGTATGACACGGAAAAGAGCATGTGGAACGCCGAGGACGGCACAGAGGCGCAAGGCTTTGAATGGAGCGGCGGCGAGCTTTACATGGCGGCGGGCGGGAAACTCTGGGTATGCGGAAATCCGATCTCCGCGACGGGGGTGAAAGAGGATTCCGTTTCTGCTATGGTGGAGTTTGGGGATTTCATTGAGAGCAGTCCGAATAAAAAGGGACACGGGAAGGTGCAGATCCGCGTAGAGCTGGAGGCCGGGGCGGAACTGAGTCTTTCCCAGCAGTTTGACAGCAATGGGACGTGGGTCTTGGTGAAGAAGCTGACGGCGACTGCAAAGCGGAGCTATTACCTATCTACCCTGCCCCGCAGATGCGACCATTTCAAAATCAAGCTTGAAGGAACCGGCGTATGGCGGCTTTATTCGCTGGTGCGCGAGAGCTACATCGGCAGCGAATTATAAGGAGGCGAACTATGGCAAGACTGAAACAATATGACGAACAGGCGCTGATCGACCGCAGTCAATACGGCGGGAGCACCTTTGACCAGCAGCATTTTACAGACGATGAGCTGCGCGCGGCGGCACAGGCCAGAGAAGCCTATCGCACCGGCCAGACCGACATGAAAAGCGCACATGATTTCGTGGAAGGTATCCGCAGCAAGTACGGCTATTCCGGCGGCGGGAACGGCAGCCAGTATAACAAGATCAGCTACACCCAGCAGACCAACCAGTGGAACGACACGATCAATGCGCTGTGGGATCAGATCAATGGTTACGGCCCGTTTCAGGATACGCGGGAAAAGCCGACGTATTCCAACCGGTATGACCAGCAGATCAATGACCTCTTGCAACAGTATGTGAACCGGGAAAAATTCAGCTACGATTACAAAAACGATCCGCTATACGCGAATTACCGGAAGCAATACCAGCGAGAAGGGCAGAGGGCCACACAGGACGCGCTTGCGGAGGCTGCGGCGGCGTCCGGCGGGATTCCGTCGAGCTACGCGGCGAGCGCAGCGGCACAGGCGCAAAACTATTATGCCTCGCAGATCGCCGACAAGATCCCGGAGCTGGAACAGCTCGCCTATCAGAAGTATCTGGACGACGCGAGCTTGCAGCAGAGCAAGATCAGCGCGCTTCAGGGGCAGGAACAGCTGGACTATGCGAAGTACATTGACGCGCTCGGCCAGTACAACACAGACCGGAACTTTGATTACGGCGTGTATTCTGACCGCTACAACCAGATTGCGAACAACCTCGGCCTCGCGGCCAACCAGCAGAGCACGCAGTATTCGATGGAGACGGCGGCGCAGGGCGACGCGCTGGATCGTGTGCAGAACTTCTTAAAGGCCGGCGGAAAGCTGGCCGATCTCGATGCGACCCTGATCGCACGTTCCGGCTTGACACCCGCAGAGCTGAAAACCTACGAGGCGTACTACGCGAATCAGCCTTCCGGCGGCTCCGGCGGTCGAGGTGGACGCGGAGGCGGAAGCGGCGGCAGCGAAGAAGAAACAACGCGGCAAACCGGCAAGGGCTATATTGACAACACCTACAACAGAGGCGGCGCGGGCGGCATCCAGTCGAAGACCTATGACCAGCTGAAGCGCGGCATGTATGAGTGGATCGCATTGGGACGGAAAGACAAGGCGTATGAACTGTTTCAGGGCATTGTCCATCAGCTCAATCTTGGCAATTCGAAGGGCAAAAAGCAGTATAACGAATTGGCGAGCATCCTGAACGATGCAGGATTTGGAATTCCGTTGGAATAAGGAGGCACTATGGCAAAGTGGAAACGGAGCGGCGCGGATGCTCTGCGGGAATATGAACAGTCCAGCAACTATGTCGGAAGCATCGGCGTAACACCACTGAATGAAAGAAGCACGTCTGAGGCCGGAGGAAAGTGGAAGCGGAGCGGGGCTGACGCGCTGCGCGAATATGAGCAGTCCAGCAGCTTCCCGCAGACCCTTCAGGTGCGGAAATATAACGCGGAAGATCGGAACTATGACCAGTTCGCGGCTGAAAGGTACTCCGCGCAGGTGAACGCGCAGCGCCGTGACACGAACCGGCACTATCAGGAACAGGTCAACGCAGCGGCACAGGCTTTTGACAATTACCGCCGTTACAGTTCGTCCGGAGCGGCCAAGAACGCGGCGTATCAGAACTATGAAGATGCAAAGTATCGGCAGGAACTCGCCCGGCAGCAGATGAGCGGAAAGCGGCTGACGGAAAGCGAGAAACATTTTCTGGAGAACCCACGAAACATTGACCCGGACAGAGCGGCACGGGAAGGAGCGGCGAAGGAGCGTGCCTCCCTGCCGAAGCTGGAGAACGAAACAGAGGAAATGCGGCGGCAGCAGATTCTGGGCAGGCAGTCCGAAGACCTCCAGAAGCAGATCGACGCGCTGACGCAGCAGGAAGAGGGACGGCGCAAGAACACCAGCCTGTGGGAGAAGATCGGGCGCGCACTCTCCCCGATCCGCGCGTTCCGGCAGGAAGAGAATGACGCAGAGGACGCCATCTCCAAGCTGAAGGAGCGGAAGGCCGAGGTCGACCGGCAGTATCAGATGGACGCGAACCAGTACAAGGTCTATCAGACATATCAGAAATCGGAGCGTCCGGAAGCGTACACAGCGGAGAATGTCGGAAATTACAAGCAGCGTCTGGCGGCGCTGGCGAGCGTCTACGGGACGTGGACAAAGGAGCAGGAGCAGGAGGCGAAGGAAGCCATTGGAACGCAGAGCGGCGGGACGGGGCCTCTGAGCGCAGAGAAAAACGTCTGGGCATTTGCACCGTATCAGGAAGCTGTGCGCAAAAACGACAAGGAATCTGCCCGGCAGTGGGAGCAGATCTACAACGCGCTCTATACGCGGCTTTACTCCGGACAGGAAGCTGTCACAAGCGGCCTGATGCAGGGGCTGGGGTTTGAGGCGCTTGGAGACGTGATGCTTCATACCTCCACGGAAATGGCGGACGAGGCGTATGACAGATGGGCGGAGCAGAAGCAGAACTACGCCTATGCGCAGTCGGAACATCCGTATCTGGCGAGCGGTGCGCGGATTGCCGGTTCTCTGGCGCTGATGAGCGGCGTCGGCAAAGCGGCGGGCGCGGGGCTGGCCGCAACAGGATTGAAGACCGGCAGCTTCTGGTTCAACGTGGCGCGCGGTTCGCTGACCTTTGCGGGCGTGAGCGCAATCCAGAATTCCGGCGCGGCGGCAAGCGGAGATATCAGCGGCGGCGATTATTTGAAGAGCATCGCCGTGAGCGGCGCGCAGGGCGCTGCGGGCAACATCGCGGGAGAACTTGTCGGATCTGGACTTGCTACCGTGCTTCGCAAGAACGGCCTCATGACGCCGTTCTTCGAGTTCGTGCGTCAGACGGCCAGCAGCATGAGCAATGCGACGGTCAACCAGGCAATCGGATACGCGGCGGCGGACAAAAAGCCGACCGGGCAGGAGATCGCCGAAGGGCTTGTGACGTCCTTCCTGTTCAGCGCACTCAGCAGCGCGATTTCGACCTATGAGACGACGAACGCGCAGAAAGCGCGGATGCAGCAAGCCTATAACCAGATCGAGGCCAGCTATCAGGCGATGGCGGCGGGGACGGAGAACATGACGCCGGAGGCAAAGGCCCAGCGCGTGCAGCTCATTCTACAGCAGACGCAGAACCTCCGCGCGGCGACGGGCGAATATTACATCGCGGGCCAGCAGAAGGCCGTCAACAACCTCAACTCTGCGCTGGATGCGATTGAGGATTGGGCAAACAACTATCTGAATGGCTATCAGGCGGCAGCCGACGCCATGCAGCCCAAGACCGCGCTTCCGGGCGGCACGACCGGACAGATCCCGAGTGCGCCGGCACAGCCGCCGGTCGACCCGAATCTGACGCAGGATGTCGCAAACGGCCTTCAGACCGCGATCACGCAGGGCGTGATTCAGGCGGACACGCCGCAGCCCATGACGGGCGGAGACGCAGCGGCGGGCGCGGCACAGTCTGTAAGTCAGAATCTTCAGGCGCGGGGGCTGGACGCAAAAACTGCGGATGCACTTGTGAAAGCGGCGACGGAAATGCAACAGGAGGCCGCGTCTGCGCCGTCAGGCTGGCAGAACGCCGCGCCCACGGAAACGGTCGCCCCGAAGCAGAACGCCGCGCAGACGCCCGCACAGGACGCGCAGGAAAGCACCGCCGTGAACACGAACCCGGCAGAGCACACAAAGGCGGAACAGGCCGTGATCGAAGCATACAAGGCCAGTGCAGATGGGCAAATGCGCGGGTTCATCGAGAAGGTGCGCTCCCTGCAAAACAACGACTACAAAAATAAAATCAGCGCGGACGTTCACACAGAAACGACACGCGCTGCGGACACCGCCGGAGAGCTGACCGGAACAGATACAAGCGGATTCAAAAATATCATCAAGGGGAACGCGGTACAGCACATCGACAGGCGGCACGGTGCAAACGGAAGCGCAGATCATTCAATGGCAAACATTGATGATTTTTCTCGCATTGGGTTTGTACTGGACAACTTTACCGATGCGGAGCTTTTACCGTTGAATCGCGTGGATGCGGAGACTGCAAAGCTGAGCCGGGAATGGATGAACAGCGACAACACGCAAGCGCCGCTTGTACGTTTCTCCATGCCGGTGAACGGTGTGTTCTATGTGGTCGAAGCGGTACCGTCCAGTAAGGCAAAGCGTCTGGCCGTCGTATCGGCGTACATCAGCAGGGAAAACAAAGAGAGCACCCTCAAGCAAGTGCTGAACCTGTCTGACACGACCGGCAGCGGTACGCCCGAAACGCCCCTTGCAATATTGGATGCTCCTGAAAAAAGCTTAGCACAAAACGACGGAACTGTCAAGCAGACGGACGCGAGCACATTGTCTTCGATGGCGCAGACGCTTGGGAAGAGCGGGCAGAAAGCGATCTTCAAGGCATACGACAGCAAGGCGGACACGGCAGAATACGCCGGGGAGTTCGTGAAGGTCTACAATGCGGCACGTGCCGGGAATGACCTTCCCGAGACGAAGACGTTAGAGCCGTGGCAGAAGTACGCGGCGGAAACCGCCGGAAAGAATGACGCTGAAAAGGTTGGAGCTATTGCGAAGAGCGAAAAACCGGCGTATACTGAGGACAAAAACAGCGTGGAATATGTCTCTTCCCTGCTTGAAAGCGTGAACACGGCCAACACGGACAATTACCGCTTCCGGATTCAGGATCGCGGTGACGGACAGTGGATCGGGACGATCACGGGAAGGACGGAGACGGCCGGCGCGGTTCCCGTGGAAAACGCACGGAAGCTGACATACACAAGTCCTGCATATACTTCGCGGCAGGAAGCTGTTGAAGACATTCTTGCGGTAGCTGGAAATAACAAACTTTTGACAGGAGGAACGAGCAATGAAGTACAGAGCGTTTCTGACAGACAGGGAGTACCAGAGTCTTCCGTATCCGGGACAGGTAACGGCGGACTATTGGGCGGAGTTTCTGCCGAAGATGTGCAAAAGCCTGAAGGAGGAAGGCGAGTTGCTCCCGCTGTTGCAGCAGAAGGGAGAACGGCTGGCCGAGATGCAGGAAGACCTGATGAAACAGGGGCTGGCACAGGATCAGGCGTGGGAGTTCGTGAAGGAGGACATTTACAGCCTGCAACCGGAAGTGGACGAGGACACCGAGGAGTACAAGGAACGTCTCGAAGAGGAACTCCGGTATCAGTGGTTCATGTCACAGAGCGGGGCGGAGCGGGAGATTCCGTTCGAACAGTATCGGAAGAACCCGGAGAACATCGCACGGGCGAAGGAAATGATGGCGTACTGACGCCGGAAACGGCAAAGAAGCCAAGCGCAGACCTTTCGGCGACGGTTCAGCGGGAGATCAGGGAGAAGACGGCGGATTCCGTATCTCCGAAGGGCACGAACTACGTCATTCCGGAAGAGGGCCTGAAGCTGCCGAACGGCGAAAAGGCCCGCTATAAATCCAATGTTGCAGCCATTCAGACGCTTCGTGCGGTGATGAGCGAAAACCGTATGGCGACGCCGGAGGAACAGGCGGTGCTTGCGCGGTATGTTGGATGGGGCGGAATTCCGAACGCCTTTGACAGCCACAAGGAAGATTGGGCAAAGGAGTACCGGCAACTGAAGGGATTGCTCAGCGAATCGGAATGGAAAGCCGCGATGCAGTCCACGACGAACGCGCATTTCACGTCTGTGGAAGTGATCCGCGCGATGTATCACGGGCTTGAATCGCTTGGCTTTACGGGTGGCCGTGTGCTGGAACCGTCGTGCGGCGTCGGCAATTTTGCCGGGGCCATGCCCGCTTCCCTTTTGCCGAATGTGAAAAGCCTGACGATGGTGGAACTGGATGAAGTGACCGGCAACATTGCAAAGGCGCTTTATCCGAACGCGAAGGTCATGGTTCAGGGATTTGAAACGGCGGTGATCCCGGACAACTACATGGATCTCGCCATTGGCAATGTGCCGTTCGGGAACTATGCGATCTTCGACAAAGCCTATCCAAAGGCCGTGACAAACTCCATTCACAACTATTTCTTCGCAAAGTCCATTGATAAGGTGCGTCCGGGCGGCGTACTGTGCTTTATCACGTCGCGCTATACGATGGATGCAAGAGACAGCTCCGTGCGCGAGTACATGATGCAGCGGGCCGACCTGCTCGGCGCGATCCGTCTGCCGGACACTGCGTTCAAGGCCAATGCCGGAACGGACGTTGTGACGGATATTCTGGTGTTTAAGAAGCGCCCGGCCGGAACAGCATACGCCGGAGAGACATTCCGTGACGTGGACTATTATCATCAGGATAAGGGCATTTGGGAGCAGACGAACGGATATTTCCGGAACCATCCGGAAATGGTGCTCGGCGCGGTAGAGAAGTCTGGGACGATGTATCGCGCGAACGGACTGACCGTGAAAGCGAAACCGGGAAACCTCGGGAAGCAGATCGAAAAAGCATTCTCGCAGATCACCGGACGCATGGACTACACGGCCAAGCCGACGCAGGCCGAAATTCAGGCGGAAGTCCGCAAAGAAATCCGCTCGGCCAAGAGCAAGGCGAAGAACGGAAGCTTTGTTTCTGAGGGCGGAAAGCTGTATCAGAATCAGGACGGCGAGCTGGTGCAGCTGGATCTAAGCGCAAAACAGGCGGAAGTGCTTCAGGGCGCGATCTCTCTTCGGGATACCGGACGGGAACTGCTGGCCCTTCAATTTGACAACGCCCCGGCGGAGCAGATCGAGGCAGCGCGGGCAAAACTGAATGAAGTGTACGATAATTTCGTACAGAAAAACGGCCCGATGAACAATCCGGCAAACAAAAAAATCATCCAGCAGGATGCGGATGCGCCGTTCATCCTTGCGCTGGAAAACTATGACGCGAAAGCCAAGACAGCGGAAAAGGCCGCGATCTTTACGAAGAACACCATTACGCCACATGAGATCGTGAGCCACGTTGACACGGCTGCGGACGGCATTGCGGCGTCGATCAACGAGACGGGCGGCGTGGATATTCCGATGATTGCACGGCTTATGGGAACGGACGAGAAGGCCGTGGAGCGGCAGCTTGCGGCGCAGGGTCTGGCCTATAAGCAGGCGGACGAGAGCTGGCAGCCGGCGCAGATGTATCTTTCCGGCAACGTTCGGGCAAAGCTGAAAGAGGCGCGCGGTCTGGCGAACATCGACCCGGCGTATGAGACAAACGTAAAGGCGCTGGAGAAGGTCGTGCCGGCGGATATTCCTGCACAGGATATTTCCGTCCGGCCGGGCGCGACGTGGATTCCACCGCGTGTATATGCTGATTTTGCCGCTGAAATCCTCGGCAGCAGGAATAGCGGCAGGAGAAGCGCAATCGATGTGACGTACAGCCCGATCACGGGGACATACAAGGTGGACTATGGAGCAAGCGGGAGATATCTTCGCGGAAACTCGGCGGACTCCACAGAATATGGCGCAGAGGGAAAGACCTTTGTGCAGATTTTTGAAGCGGTGCTCAACAGCAAGGATCTCAAGGTCTACTATCCGCACGGCAAGGACGAGAAAGCCGTATTGAATCCAAAGGCGACGATTGCCGTCAAGGAAAAGAAGAACAAGATCCTTTCAAAATTCCAGGAATGGATGTGGAGCGACGAGAACCGGATCAAAGAATATGGGCCGCTTTACAATGATCTCTTCAACTGTATGGCGATTCCGAATTATGACGGCTCGGAGCTGAAGATCGACGGCCTGTCCGCAGGCTTTACGCTGCGGGAGCATCAGGCAAATGCGGTGCAGCGGATCATCATGTCCGGCGGCAATACGCTCCTTGCGCATGGAACCGGCGCGGGCAAGACGCTTGAAATGGCCTCGGCGGCAATGAAGCTGCGGCAGATCGGCGCGGTAAAAAAGCCGATGATCATTGTCCCAAAAAATTTGCTTGGACAGTGGGAGAGGGAGTTTAGAAGCTACTACCCGGCGGCGAAGCTGCTGGTTCCGGCAGAAAATGACTTCACCCCGGCCAACCGGAAAACCTTTGCGAATAAGGTCGCGACCGGGGATTATGATGCGGTCATCATCACATATGAGCATTTTGAACGGATTCCGCTCTCCAAACAAGCGCAGGCGAGGTATTATCAGGAACAGGTCGACCAGATCATTGCAGCGCAGGAGGAGGCCAAGAAACAGCAGACCGGAAAAAACTTCACGGTGAAGCAGCTGGCGAAAAAGCGTGCAGAGCTGGAAGCGAAGATCAAAGGTCTCAGTGATGTGGCACGGGACGAGGACAACATTGATTTTGAAAGTCTCGGCGTAGACAGCCTGTTCGTAGACGAGGCGCACAACTTCAAAAACCTGTTCTATACGACGCAGATGTCTGACGTGGCGGATCTTGGAAATAAGAACGGCAGCAAGCGCGCGAGCGACCTTTATATGAAGGTGCGCTATCTGCAAGGGTTGAACGGCGGACGTGGTGTCGTGTTTGGGACGGCAACGCCTGTTATGAACTCTGTGGTTGAAATGTATGCCATGCAGAGCTATTTGCAGGGCGATCTTCTGAAGCAGAAGGGCATCAACAGCTTTGACGCATGGGCCAGCGAGTTTGGCGAAGTGGTCGACATTAACAAGATGAAGGCCGGCGGAGACGGTTATGAGACGAAGCAGTCCATGAGCCGGTATCGGAACCTCGGCGAATTGCAGCAGCTTTTCCGCAGCTTTGCCGATGTTGTGACGCAGGCGCCGGGGTTGAAGCTGCCGAAAGTCAGAACCGGTGGCCCCATTGTGGTGGAGTGCGACCCTTCCGAGGCACAGACGGAATATCTCAGCGAGATCGGCAAGCGAGCGGACAATATCCGCACAGGCCGTGTGGACGTGAAGGACGACAACATCCTGAAGGTCTACGGCGACGGGAAGAAAATGAGCTACACGCAGCGCATGATCGACCCGAAGCTCGGCTACGAAGAGGGCGGCAAGATTCTGAAATGCGTGGACAATGTGCTCAAAGAATACCGGGCCAGCGAAGGGAACCGAGGAACGCAGCTTATTTTCTGTGATCGTGGCGTCCCTGGCGGGCAGGACGAAAAGAACGGCATTTTCCTTTATCGTGACATCAAAGATCTGCTGGTCAAGGGCGGAATTCCGGAGAATGAGATCGCGTATGCACAGAGCTACAAGACGGACAACGCGAAATCAAAAATGCAGGAGATGGTCAACGACGGAAAGATCCGCGTCCTCATCGGCTCGACACAGGCGATGGGAACCGGATTGAACATTCAGAAACGAGCCGTGGCCATGCATGAGCTGAACGCGCCAGACCGCCCCGGTGACATTGAACAGAACCGGGGGAGAATTGTCCGTCAGGGAAACACGAACCCGGAAGTGTCGATCTACACCTACATCACGAAGAAAACCTTTGACAGCCGTCAATGGGACAACCTGAAGCGCAAGGGCGCGTTCATCCATCAGATCATTGCGGGCGATTACAACGGAAGAACCGCAGACGGCGACGGCGACTTCTCCGCCAGCGCAGCGGAAATCGCGGCGATTGCGTCGGACAACCCACTGATTCTGGAACAGAACGAAATCTCGCAGAAAATAAACCGGCTGGAAGCTCTTGCATCTTCGCACATCAAGGAGGTGCAGGAGGCCAAGCGGAAGGTGATGGAGCTGCCGCAGACCATCGGGCGGTTTGAAACGATCCGCGGCAATTTGAAAGCCGACATTTCTGCACGGCAGGATTCCGGCGGCGATAAGTTCCGCGCAACCATTCTTGGACGGAATTACAAGAAGCGTGCAGATGCGGGCGAGGCGATCAATCAGGCGGTTTCCTCGAGAATCGATATGACGGCGGAGGCAAGCAGCGCGAAAATCGGCGAATTTGCCGGATTCGACGTGTATGCGGACAACCACGGCGGCGCGTATCTGCAAGGCTCCGGCACGTATTCGTTCGCTGTCAACCGGGACAGCGTTGAAGGCACGGTACGTTCGATGGAAAATGTGCTGAAAACGTTTGAAGGGCGATTGGAGCAGACGGAGCGCAGCTTGTCCGACCGAAAGAACGATCTTACAAAGTATGAGCAGATTGCAAAGTCTCCTTTTGAACAGCAGAAGGAGCTTGACAATCTCCGCGCCAGAGAAGACGAGATCATGTCGATCCTGAATCCGAAGGATGAACAGGGCACATTCGTTGCGGACGATGGGGTGGAAAAGCTGGTGGAACGTTCGGCCGGAGACGCCGCAGCGGATCACAGCGCGGAATGGACGGCGACGCGCGTCGGAGACGAGAAGCAGACCCCGAAACCCCTGAGTGAGATCATCGCCGGGATCGAGCATAATTTCGGGATCAACATTACGACCGGGCACGCGCGGGGCAGAGTGCGCGGGCAGTATTCCAAGCTGGACAACGGCATCCGCACGAAGATCACAAACGATCTGCCGACCATCTCTCATGAGCTGGGACACGCGCTGAACCGCGAATACGGACTTACCGGGAAACTGACCGACGCAATGCGCAGCGAGCTGAAAAACGGCCTCGGGGATCTGAAGGACGAATATAAGCAGAGCAAATGGATCAGCGAAGGACTTGCGGAATTCCTCCGGAAGTATCTGCAAAACTCCGAAACGGCGGCGATTGATTATCCGGAATTCACAAAGCATTTTCTGAACAGCCTTTCTCAGCGAGACAGGGCGCTTGTGGAAAACCTCGCAGATGAAGTCAATGCCTATTATTCGCTCGACGCGGACACGGCGCAGAGCGCGATCCGGCTGAGAGAAGATCGTGTGCCGACGGGCGACACGACCGGCGACAAGCTCAGAGCGGAAGCGAGTGTGCTTTATCAGGCGTGGGTAGACAGCCTGCACGGGATCAAGCTGCTCGACGAAGCGACCGGAACGAATACTTATCGGCTGGCGACAAACGCAGCCTATTCTGACGCAATGGCCGGGCAGATCATCACGGGGAATCTGACAGATGCGAATGGGCAATATGTGGGGCCGGGACTGAAAGCGGCACTGCAAGGGATCAACCTGAAAAACAAGGCCGAATACCGGGCGTTTGGCGAGTATCTTGTGGTACGGCATGGGCCGGAGCGGCTGGCGGAAGGAATGCGCGTATTTGCAGATGACCGCAAGAACTCCACGGCATTCATGAACCGGCGCGCGGCAGAGCTGGAGCAGCAATATCCGGCGTTCCACGATGCGGCGGAGCGGCTTTATGTGTTCCAAGACCAACTCAAGGAAACGTGGCTCGTTGGAACTGGACTGATCTCGGAAGAAACCGGCGAGGAATGGAGCAAGCGGTGGAAGCATTACGTTCCGTTCAATCGCGCCATGCCGCAGGGGCAGGGCGGCGCGAAGCGCGGATTTGCCAACCAGCAGAACCCGATCAAACGCGCCAGAGGCAGCGGCAGAGATCTGGTTCATCCTGTGGACAACATCATTTCCAACATCGTCAAGGTCGTCAATGCGGGCGTCCGCAACAACGTAATGCGCAGGATCACAGACGAGGCGCAGCGCGTGGGCGCGGATGCAGTATTCCTTGAAAAAATCCCCACGCCGATGCGCGGGACGCACGTAAATCTCACGGGCGTGAAGAGTGACCTGATGGATCGGATTACGGAGAAGGGATGGGCGAATGCCAACGATTTTGGGGAAATTGTAGCCGACATTGATGATTACATGATGCAATTCCGGCGCGGGAAAGCGTTCGGAGACGTTGTTACCGTCCTGAAAAACGGCAAGCCGGAGTTCTGGAAGGTCAACGACCCCCTGCTGCTCCAATCGATCACGGAAATGTCCCCGTCAAAGGTGAATGGGCTTGTCGATGCGATTGGAAAAATGTCGCACTTCATGACCTCCAACATCACAGGAGACAATATCATCTGGTCGATCTTCTCCAACCTTCCGCGAGATCTCGGGACGCTGATGGTCTATGCGAAAGAACCGAACCGTTTCAAACTGCTCAAAGAGATCGGCGCTTCGTATGTCAACAAGCTCAAAGGCGACAGCGCGAACCCGCTTTATCTGGAATACCTCGCAATGGGCGGCGGCAAGGCGAGCTATTACAGCACCGACCGCGACGTTGCGAAGAAAGCGCGCAAGGAGCTGGCCGGAAAGTTCACGCTCAACCCGCTGGATTGGATCTCGTATCTGGGCGATATGATCGAACAGGGGCCGCGCTTCGCTACCTATAAGTGTCTCCGGGAACGCGGCGTTGATCCGCAGACGGCATTTTATGAAGCAATGGATGTGACAACGAATTTCCGGCGCGGTGGCGCAACGTCCAGACAGGTCAACAAGTTCGTCCCGTTCTTCAATGCCGGCGTGCAGGGCATCGACAAGCACGTCCGGTTCCTGACCGGGCAGGATGCACCACCGGAGCAGAGAAAGCGCGTCGTTCGCAACCGCATGATCGCCTATTTTGCCGCTTCAGCTGGGATCGCGGCGCTGTTCTACCTCATCAACAACCGTGACGAGGAAAGCAAGAAGGACTATCAGCAACTTTCCACGTACACGAAGAACAGCTATTTTTGCATCCCGATGGGCGATGGGAAATATTTTGTTATCCCGAAGCCGCGCGACCTTGCGGTTCTCACCTCTGCGATGGAATCCGGATTGGAGCTTGGCGTCGGCGGAAACAAGCACGCCTTTGATGGATTCTGGAGCTATGCAGCGGCCAACTATCTGCCGAATGTGGCAGCCGATCTCGCGCAGGGAGATTGGAAAGGGGCGCTCGGAGGACTTGGGATCGTCGGCATCGGAACGTCGATGGTTGCGAACCGCGATTTCCTCGGAAGGCCGATTGAATCCGCCGGTATGCAGTATCTTGAACCGAAAGACCGGTATAATGACCGGACGTCAAAACTGGCTTACTGGGCCGGGCAGGCGTTCAATGTCTCCCCGCAGATGACGGATTATTTCTTCAATAACGTGCTCGGCGGATGGTGGAAGTATCAGAAAGCCCTGTTCCCGGTTGGAGAAGAAAATCGGGATTTGACGCTTGGCGTGAAGAACACCTACGTCAAGGACAACCAGTATTCGCAGGATCTTGTAAACTGGCTTTACGACAAGGCGGAGAAAACGTCGCAGACTTCGAAATCCGACCCGGACAACATTTCCAAGAAGATCACAGCCAAGACGGACAGCAACATGACCACATTCTATGGGAACTACAACAAACTCTCGAAGAGCGATACGAAGTCCACGGCGGCGCGCGGGACACGGCAGTTGGTGCTTGATATGATCCGTGAGTATCAGAAAGCGACGGACAACAAGAGCCAGACCGATGCGGAGAAGGAAGTCTATGCGATCTGCGAGGCGCACGGCGATGTGGACATTCTTCCGGGCGTGATGAATACCAGCATCAAAGACGCGGATGGCAAGGAATACACGCTGAGCGCGGTGGATTATGTGGAGTTCCAGACGGACTATCTCGGAATCTATTGGGAAAGTGTGTCTCAGGCGCTGGACGGCGTGAAGGGAGACGCGCAGCGATATTCCGTATTGAAATCCGTCAAGGACGCTGCGAAGGAACAGGCGAAGGTGCGGGCGCTCAAACGGATGGGCGCAAAGACCACCACGGCTTGGGGAGATAAGTATTCCGGCGCAAGCACATACGATGTGGCATACTTCAAGGCCAACGCAGACGCAGACGGGAATGGAGCGATTTCTCAGGCGGAGGCTGAAGCACTTCTGCGGAAGATGGATCTGACAAACGCGGGACGCGCGGATCTATGGGCCGCGACAAACAAGGCATGGGCAGAGAAGAACAATCCATTCCGATAAGAAAGAATCCGGCGGGAAACCGCCGGATTTTCTCTGTTTACGGGGTGAAGCGCGTGTAATTTGCTGGTATGCTGGAGGTATCGAATGGAGGTGTTGCGATGGAGACGTCGAAGAAGCTGCTGATTGGCAGCGCGGCGGCAAGCGTCGTTTGCATTATACTGAATGTGCTCGGCGTGCTGAGTGTGGAGGTCACGTTGGCAGTCATCGGATTTGCGACGGCGATTGGGATGTTTTACCTCTGGAAGGCAAAAAATGAAAATAGAAGTAAATACGCAATCAAGTACATTGAGAGCCTGCCGGAAACATATACGGCAGAGGAAAAGGCACGTTTTTTGGAGATCGTGCTGAAAGACTGAAAGGAGTAAAAACGATATGAACGAACTGAACGCGTGCCCATTATGCGGGCATTTTCCAGAACTGAAATATGTCGGAGACAATAAAAATCTCTTGGTGTACCAATGCGCACATTGTGGCTACATTGCCGCGAAAAACCATGAGGCAAAATACACAAAACGCGGTGCTATGAAAATTTGGAACAAAGCGACGAAAAAAGTATAATGAAGGGAGTACATAACATGGACAAAATTATGAAAAGGCTGTCAAATCTGCTGAGCGTGAAGTCGCTGGTGACGCTGCTGCTGACGGTGGTGTTCACGGTGCTGGCGCTCCGGGGCGACATCACGGGCAAGGATTTCCTGACGATCTTCCTGATGGTAGTCACGTTCTATTTCGGCACGCAGTCGCAGAAGGCACAGGACGCGATGGATGCGAAGGGTGATAGTGATGGTACCGACTAAAAAGATGCTGGCCCATCGGGCCAACTACGGCACGAAACGCGGCGGGGACGTTGAGTGGATTGTCATGCACTACACGGCCAACGACGGGGATTCCGACACCAGCAACGGCAAGTACTTCCAGAAGCCGCTCAATCCTGTGGCAAGCGCCCACTTTTTCGTAGATGATGATTCCATCACGATCTCCGTGCCGGAGGACTATGTAGCCTTCCACTGCGGCGCGTATCACTATACACACCCATTCTGCCGGAACTACAATTCCATCGGGATCGAGATGTGCGACGCGAAGCGCGACGGGAATGTCATGGCAACGGCAAAGACTATCGCCAATGCCGCAGACCTCGCCGCAAGGCTCTGCGAGAAGTATAACATCCCGGTCGATCATATCATCCGGCACTACGATGTGACCGGGAAGCTCTGCCCGAAATACTGGGTGGACGATCCACAGGGCATTGTCAGATTCAGGAACATGGTAAAGGAGAGAATCGAAATGGTGAGTAAATGCAAGATGATCATTGACGGCAAGGAGATCGAGGCCGAACGGATTTTGAAAGATGGCACGAATTACATCAAAATTCGCGACATCGCAAAGGCGCTGGATCTTGAAGTGTCGAACAAGGGCAATGTCCCGATTTTGAATCACAAAGGAGGCTAAACGATGCGGCGCGGCTGGCCAGACTTGCCGCGCAGCGAGTGGGAGCGTTTGATCTCTGAATGGATTCTCAAGGATTCGTACCGCGACATCATGCGGCGATACCTCTGCGACGGATGGACACAGGAGAAGATCGCAGAGCGCGCGGGGCTTTCCCTCAACGGTACAAAAAACATCATCAAGCGGTGCACGGACGCACTTTCCGCGCACATGTAAACAGGCAGACACGGCATGCGCTGTGTCTGCCTCTTTTTTGTGCCTTTTTTGGCCTTTTTCTGGCCCGGACGTTGGCTGTTTCGTGACGGACTTTTCCATCATACTGAACGTAGGAGCTGGCCAGCTTACTACATTTTTTTGGAGGGAAACTCTATGGAATACGCAAGCAACGGCAAGGGGAATCTCGGTGTGACGCTCGGCGCGATCGGCACGGGCCTCGGCGTGTTTGGCAGCGGGCTGAGCAACCTGTTCGGCGGCTGGGGCGCGAATCCGGCTGCGGCGGCGATGGCCGCAAGCAACAGCGACAACCATCTCGTAAGCCGCTATGAGGCGTCTCAGGCGGCACGGATCGCAGAGCTGGAAACGGAAGTAAAGCTCCGCGATGCGAACACGTACACGGATCAGAAGATGCTCGAAATGTACAAGTACACGGACGGGCGGCTCCGCAGCATCGAAGAGCAGCTGTGCCAGCAGCGCGTCGTCAACGCGCAGACCGTGGCGAATTTGTCCTGTATGCAGAACGAGCTGGCTACGCTGTCGGGCCTGACCAAGACGGTGATCCCAATCAACAACGTCTGCCCGGAACCGATGCAGCGTTATAACAGCTGGACGGCTCCGACCACGACCACCACGACGACTTAAGCAAAAAGGGGCGGCAATAGCCGCCCCGATCTTAACACGGAGGTATCCTTATGGTAACGATCGATCAGGCTATGCGCGGCGCGGCAAAATTCGCCGACAATGAGATCATCCCGCATCTTCCGACCGGCAAGGGCATTGGAGCCGGGATCGCGCTGGCGCTCATCATGGACGGCGGGAAAAGCCGCATCCTCGCGCTGAAGGATCACCCGGCAGTGCAGATGATGGGCATTATGGATGAGGATGGAAACATCGACCTTGATCGGCTCTACAACGCCGCGAGGACGCGCGTGGACGGAAAGAAGATCCCACTGACCATCCCGGTCATTGGGGAGCTGCGGTTCGATGTGAACGACGTCGACCGGCTTTACAAATACATTCAGGAGGCGTGATATGGGAAAAGAACATTACATCGAAGAACTGAAACGGCAGCTGCATGAGATCATGGAGCGCCCGGTGACGCTTGGCCGCGCGGAAGAAGTCACGGTGTACGCGGACGCCATTTGTGCGCTGCATAAGCTGGACGACGATCATTTTCGTGAGGCCGCGAAAATGATAGAGTTTACCGAGGACGACGCCAAAGCGTGGACGGCCAGGATGGAAAACGAAGACGGCACGACCGGCCCGCACTGGTCGATGGGCCAGACGGACGCCGTGGCCAACATCACAGGTGTTCATGCGAAGTCCTGCGTCTGGTGGGCGGCAATGAACATGATGTACTCGGACTATTACGGTGTGGCTGCCAAGTACGGCCTTGACCGGCCGGAGTTCTACGCCGACCTCGCCAAAGCGTTTTTGATGGACAAGGACGCCGGAGGCCCGGAGGCGAAGATGGCCGGGTATTATCATGGAATTGTGCTGAGAGCTTAATTCGTTAGCATTTTCCATTAGCATTTTGTTGTCAAAATCGCTAATGAACTTGCTCTAATCTATTACTGGCTGTCAAATAAATTGACAGTATAAAACAAAGAAAATCGTTGATAATAAAAGAAAAACCAGCAATCTCAATCGATTGCTGGTTTCTTTTTCTTGGTGGAGCTGAGGGGAATCGAACCCCTTTGTAAATTGCCAAAGCACGTTGAAAATCAATCACTCTTGGTTTATGTTAGCATTTTCATTAGCATTTTGCAAAATTATTTTTGAAAAATGCTCGTCGAGAAGTTTGTCGGCAGCAATGCGGGCGGACGGGAATGTATGTGTATAAACGGTCTTCATAGTGTGGTCGGTGTGCCAACCGCCCTCTTCTTGCAGTATCTCTGGCTGAATTTGAAGCATAGCTCCGGTTGACGCGAATGTGTGACGCAGCTTATGAAAACTGCTCTTTGGCAAACCGGCTTTTTCTAACAACCGTTGGTAACGTTTGTTGATCGTTTGTGAAGACTTATCGCAGATAATATCTCCATCGACTTCATCAATCAGCGTTTGTATGAAATCTGGGATCGCCAAAGTTCGCACACGATCAACTTCTTTTGCGCCATCTTTCCGAACTGGTTTTCCACCAATATCCACAACGGTTTCAGCGACAGTGAGTTTTCCGTCATGAATTGATTTGGATTTTGTCAGGCCGCGAATTTCGGACATCGAAAGACTCAGCCGCGCAGCAAGCAGACATTCCAATTCTATCGATGATCCTTTGATCGCTGGATATATCTGCTCAAATGATAGTATTTGAACAGGCTTTTTCTTGATTTCTGGCAGATCAATTTCGCCGGAAAAGCTAACCCCTTTTTTGGACAGCGCGGTTGAAATCAGATGCCATGCCTCGCAGATTGTTTTTGCAGACAGCGGCTTTCCGCGCTTGCTTGTTCGTTTCTGTTCTGCGCAGATAGCGTCGTTGACTTTTTCTGCATCAATGGATTTAATCGCTACATCCATAAGGCACTGAAAATATTGATCCCTTATTTTTTCATACCCCTGAATGGTGGACGGTGAAAGCCCTCCCCTTTTCTTTTCAATGTATTCATCCAACACGTCTTTTACGGTTATGTCAGACAATACGAAGCGCCTCTTCCCTGCTCTGTGTTCGGCTTTTATGAGCTGGGCTTGACGGATACACTCTTTCTTTGTTGAGGCGGACACGGGGACGCTGACGCCGTTCAGACGGAGTTGGATGAACCATGTGCCGCTGGGAAGCTTGCGCGGTTCCGGGACTTTCATTTTCTCACCTAGATTCTGATTGGTATTTTCACAATGCTTTGCAGATGGTCGCGCACCCAGCCGATCTTTGGACTGAGCAGATCGACGAGCAGGAGTATCCCGGCCAGAAATACAATGCCGAGCAGCGCGGCAATGATCTTTCGCTTTAACTTCATGGATTGCTGGCAGAACGCGACCGTTTGACGTAGGTGCTTAATTTCCTGCTGTGCGTCGTGAAGCTCCTGCGGGATATCAGATTCCGGTGGAACATCATCCAGATGGATGTCAAAAAAGCGGTCGAGCGAGATATGCAGGAGGCGACAGACAGGGCCTACAGTGTCGATTCCGGGATTTAATATTTCCCCACGCATGAATTGACCAATGTTTTTCAGAGACTTTCCGGAGGCGTTAGCCAAATCTTGATAGGTCATGTTCGGATAGCGGCTTTCCTTCTTGTTTCGACAAATTTCAGACAAATCTTGCTTCAAAAAACGACTTCCTTTCAAAAAAAGCACTTCTATGGGAACAAAAAAGGACCTTACGGTTATCGACAAATCACCTTTCCGAGGTGTAATCTGTACTTGCAAGCAAGCTCCCACTCGCTTGCGGCAAGCCGAAGCCCCGCCGCCGGGGAGATTCGACGGCGGGGTGATTCAACTACGGATCATACGGTTTTCCATTTGATGCGTCTTCGTATCCGTTTTTGTATCCATCAGAATATCCATCCGGATACATGACGTTTGTGTACATACCATCGTCGTAGCCGCTGGAATATCCCTCTTCATATCCTTCGTCATATCCAATCTCGCGGCCATACGCCGTCCCATTTTCGAACTCTTGGCGCGCTTGGTTTTGAGAAAGCGCGAAGCCTATCAAAAGCGCGGCAATGAATGCGAGATAAATCAGCGCGGGTAGGATGTCAGATTTTTTATCTTCCTCCATTTGCGTCCTCCATGCACATTCCATGTCCAAAAGTACGGACTCTTTACAAAATCGGATATAGAAAAAATGAGAAATGATTTGTGCAAGCTGCTGCTTGATAAAATAGAACAAACGTTTTAATATAAAGGCATAAACGCGAAGGGAGAAGAGGAATGGAACGAGCGGAATTGATCGATCACATTAAATCTGGACTGGAAGAACTGAGCGCGGCGGAACTCATTGAGGTTTATTCCTGCTGCGTATTACATCAATCTGCGCAGCCAGAGCCTCCAACGTATCAAGAGAAAGGCCATCGAGAGACGAAATGATTTTTGCGCGTAGTTCGTCAGCCTCGGCACTGTGATCAGTGCTGGGGCTGCTTTTTTTAGTTTCACTGCACAACAAGTAGTCAACAGTTACGCCGAAATAGTCTGCGAGCTTTTGCATATTTACGGCGGAAAGAATCTTTTTTCTCCCAGCCTTTAGATCTGTCATTGCGCCGGGAGAAATCCCACAGTCTTTACACATTCTGTATCCTGTGATTCTGCGCTCTTCGCAGAGTTGCGAGAGAGTATTGTATAAGTTGCACATATTACTTGCTCCGGTATTATATAATCCTACAAACATACTTGGCGCAGTAACATTCTGCTTGACTATTACTTGTTCAAGTGATATTATACAAGCATAGAGTTACCGGATACGGTGATATTACGTTTGATAGCACTTACATAATAATACCGTTTCGGGTAATTGTCAATAGGTAGAACGGAGTACGCTTGAGCGAATCTCTATTCTACCGCACCTACATTTTTAGTAAAGGAGTTGAGGAAAACGAACGCGACGGAGTTCAAAAAAACGGTAAAGAAGAAGCTGATCGACCTCGACAAAACGCAGGATTGGCTGCTGAAAGAGGTCACGAAGCGCACGGGGCTGTATTTCGACAGCAGCTATTTTTCCAAGATCATGCGCGGAGAAAACAAGGCTCCAAAGATCGTTGCGGCGATCAAAGAAATTCTGGAACTGGAGGAATGAGAAATGCCGAAGCTGGCAGTCAAGCGGGACACGGATTACCGTTTGTCCGTGATGATTCACGGAGAGATGGGCGCACAGAACGTGAAGCCGGAAAAGGCGGCGGAGTACGCCGGGGTTTCACGGCCTACGCTCTACAATCTGCTCAAGCGGCCGACGGCGTACTTTCCGCAAACACTGCGCCTGATGCGGGCGCTGAGCATCCCAGTCGAGGAAATGCGGGCGGCAATCAGCTACCCGTGGTAAAGGAGGAAGGAAGATGATCTCAAAGAGAGAATGGTACGCCGCATTGCGGCGGACGATGAAGCGCGTGGCCCTGATTCTGGGGGGCGTGTTCATGATGGCGGCGTTCTTTTACTGGCTTGTGTGGGGCTTTCGCCTCGACGCGGCTGTGATGGCGACAATGTCTGTCGCGCTGGTGGGGTACGGGATGGCATGATTAGCTGGATCTGTTATCTCGTCTCCCGGCTCAAGGCGGCGTGGAAAGCGCTGGAGGACGCCGCAGAGAGACAGAGAAACTACTGGGGCGCGGAGGATGACAAATGTTTGTGAAGCTATGCGAGGGATGCCCACGCGAAGAGATCTGCCAGGAGCGCATTTGTAAGTCCAGCTGGCAGCGGGAATGGCTGTGCAGCTGGGACAACATCCACGCCGTTGCAAAGAAAAAGGCTGCCCGCGTGGACAGACGCGAGCAGCCAGAGGAAGACAAACCGATCAGCCATCGGGAATATGTCTTTGGTCACATTTTAACAGCTGGATGGAGGGATGTCAAGTGACGCAGTGTGAAAAGGTGCTCCGGCATCTCCGGACGTTTGGTTCGATCACGCCAATGGAGGCGATGCAGGAATACGGCATCATGCGGCTTGGGGCCCGGTGCTGGGATCTGAGGAACAGCGGTATCCCGATCGTGAGTGAGATCGTGGCCGGAAAGAACCGGTTCGGCGAGACGACGCACTATGCAAAATACAGATTGGAGGGCAAACGTGTTGGAAATTGATTATTCAAAAGACCCGCAGCAAGCGGAGCCGCACTGCTATGACATCTTCGGCAACGAGGTCTACAAGGGGGACACCGTGTACTGCGGCGACGAGGGCATGATGTGCGACCCCGGCGATGACAATTACGATTCGAAAAACGCGGCCATGACGCTGCTGGTGCAGCAGCTGGGGACGCGGTACATTTTGGAGCAGTTGGGATATGAAAAAAGGGTTATCGAATGAGTACGTCTACACTCCGGTCGAGGCGCGGTGCAGCATCTACTTTGAAAAAGACCATATCTGCTGCGCATACTGCCCTTTTTATGAGACCTACTCCCGCAAACAGTGCCGGTTGACCGGAGAATATCTGTTAAACGAGTTCGGCAGAGGTTACTACTGCCGTCTGGAATTGGAGGATTTGAATGAATATTCAAGAGAAACTGACAACGATTCAGCTGGATCTGAAAGCGCCGAAGTCGAAGCGCAATAACTTCGGTAACTACAATTACCGCTCCTGCGAGGATATTTTGGAAGCGGTCAAGCCGCTCTTGGCGGCGAATATGTGTAGCCTGACACTGGACGATGACGTTTTGTGCATCGGGGATCGCGTTTACGTCAAGGCTACGGCGACACTGACAGACCACGCGGAGGGCGCGACGATCTCTACTCATGCTTTTGCCCGAGAAGCCGAGACAAAGAAGGGCATGGACGAGAGCCAAATCACCGGCACAGCGTCCAGCTACGCGAGAAAGTACGCTTTGAATGGACTGTTCGCCATTGATGACACGAAGGACGCCGACACGGATGAGTATCAAGGGCGCGAGGCTCCCCGGCAGACAGCCAAGCAGGAGCCGAAGCAGACGGCGAAACCATTTAAGTGTTCCGTCTGCGGCAACGATGTTGTTCCAGTTTCCTTTGACGGCAAGAACTACTCCGCCAGAGCGATTGCGGAGCAGACCACAAAGAAGAAGGGACAGTGCATGTGCTGGGACTGCTACATGAAGGCGGTACAGGCATGACGGAACTGACGTTTTCTGCGGCGGACTGGACGATGGACGCCGCCGGCACATGGCTCCGTATCAAAGCGGATGTGCCGCGCAAGGCACAAATGTTCCTCGAAACCATGAACCCCGGTAAAAAATATGTCGCAGAGATCAAGGAGTTTCGGAAGAAGCGCAGCTTGGATTCCAACAACTATTTCTGGCAGCTCTGCGACCAGATCGCGGAAAAGCTCGGGCGCACGAAGGAAGACCTCTATGTCGAGTACATCAAGGAGGTCGGCGTGTTCAAGGACTTCCATCTCTCCCGCGACGAGGCCGCGACATTCCGGACGGCATGGTCAATGCTCGGGACAGGCTGGCCGACTGAGGAAGTGGATTACCAGCAGGACGGAGACAACCTTGTGATCCGCGCCTATTACGGTTCGTCCCGATACAACGCAAAGCAGATGGGACGGATCATCGACCGGGCCGTCGAGGATGCGAAGGACTTGGGCATTGAGACATTGACGCTGTCCGAGCTGGCACGGATGAATCTGGAATGGGGTGAGAGAGCTGCACAAGCAGACGAAAGCAACTAGCATCCCGGCGGCAGTGAAAAAGACCGTATGGGCGCGCGACGGTGGGCGCTGCGTCCTCTGCGGGAGACCTGGCAATCCGTGGTGCCATTACATTTCACGGGCGCAGGGCGGTCTTGGACAGCCTGAGAACGTCATTACGCTGTGCGACCAATGCCACCGCAGGCTTGACCAGTCAGCCGACCGTGCGGAGCTTAAAGAAGTGCTGGCGAATTATCTGAGAAGCAAATATCCCGGATGGGATGAATCGAACCTGAAATACAGAAAGGAATTTTGAAATGGCATTAAATCAAATCGCAATCTTCGGAAGAATGACCAGAGATCCGGAGAAACGTGTCACGCAGAACGGAACATCGGTAACGAGTTTCACACTGGCCTGTGACAGAGACTACAAGCCGCAAGGCGGCGAGAAAGAAACAGACTTCATTGACTGCGTTATCTTCGGCAAGTTCGCGGACACTGTGGCTACATACTTCTTCAAGGGCAGCGCGGCCATTGTAACAGGCCGGTTGCAGATCCGCAACTGGGAGGACAAGGAGGGCAATAAACGCCGCTCGGCGGAGATCCTTGCCGATCACGTCTACTTCGGCGAGAGTAAGAAGGACAGGGCGGAGACATACGAACCGCAGGGCGGTTTCAGCGAGATCACAGACGATGACCCGGATTTGCCTTTTGATTGAGAGTTACGATTCTCACATCAAAAATCGGAGGAATCACGCCTATGGCAAAGAACAAAGACCCCGCCGTCCTGTTCTACACGTCGGATTTCCTCTCCGGCTGTGCCCTGATGGATATGCGGGAGCGTGGGCAGTATATCACGCTCCTGTGCCTCCAACGGGAACGGGGGCATATGACGATGCAGGAGATCACAAGGGCGGTCAAGAAGCCGTCCGACGAGGTTATGAGCAAGTTCCGGCAGGACGAGGAAGGGAAATACTACAACCACCGTATGGAGCAGGAGATCGAAAAACGGGACGCGCATTGTCAGCGTCAGCGAGAGAACATTGCCAAACGGTGGAATAAAGAAAACGCTCCCTCTGGTATACCGGATGGTAACACTGACGGTAATACCACGGTATTACCTTTAGGAAATGGAAATGGAAATAGAAAAGAAAGTGTTTCTATTTCTGAGAAGGAACGTAAGAACGATAAGTTTGACGTATTCTGGAAAGCATACCCTCGGAAAGTTGGAAAAGGGGATGCGAGAAAGGCGTTTGCGAAGGTCAAAGTGCCGATCGAAACGCTCCTGTCGGCCATAGAGCAGCAAACACGCAGCGAGCAATGGACGACGGAGAACGGGCGCTTTATCCCAAATCCGGCCACTTGGCTGAATCAGGGGCGTTGGGAGGATGAGCTTGCAGCGCCGGAGAGTAAATATCATGCAAAACCGGGATATGGCGTTCAGCGGCACGGCGACGCGCTGACAGATTTTGAACGCGAGGCCATTGCGCGGATGATGGAGGAGGATTAGAAACCATGAAAGCACGAATTTTGGGAAATGATTTCAACCGCATTATGGATGCGACGAAGCAGTTTTGCGACACCAGCACACGGCACAAAGAGCAAGAGTACATCCGTTTGGACTTCGACGCCGAGACCCAGCGCGTGACGGCTCACGCTTGCGACGGCTATCGTCTAAGCGTGGAGCACTCGGTCATCAGTGGGTGCGAGGAAAACTTCACGGTGTACCTCCGCAGCGGATGCAGACTGCCGAAGAGAGAATACGCGACGATCGAGAAAGTCGGAAACGAGGCTCAGATCCGCTGCAACGGTATGCTGTTCGGTGTTGAGCAGCCAGACATCTTACAGAGATTTGAGTGGCAGAAAGTAATCCCAAAGGACGAACCTTCGTTCAAGATCGGATTCAATGGGAATTACCTGTTAAATGCGCTTCAGGCCGCAAAGATCAGCGCCGGGCAGACGTTCAAGAATCCAATCGTTTTGGAGTTCTGGACGCCAACATCGCCTGTAATCATCAGAACGAACACGGACGACATCAAAATGGTGCTGCCGATCAGGATCAAGGCATGAAAATGACGAACTGCGGCTATTTAGCCGCGCGGAACGCTGCGCAGATGCAGCGGGAAAGGAACGGAAAATGCTTCTCGAAAAACTGGCACGGGCAATCGCCTGTAAGCACTGTGAAAACCCCTCGAAGCTCTATGAGCTTCAAATCCATGCCGACGAGCAGGCCCGCGAAATCCTCCGGCTAAACCATGTGCTGGATGAGGTCAAGAAGGAGCGCGACGCGGCACGTCGAGCAGCAGACAATGCCATACAGTTGCTCGATGACGAGGCCGGATTCCTCGCGGTGATTTCCGAAAAATGCTGTGACAACTGCGGTAAAAAATGCCGCGTGAAGCCGAAGCCCGGAGAACCGCTTCGTTACAACTGCCACCTGTGGGCACCGAAGGAGGAAGAACATGAAGATCACGCTTGATTTGCCGGACGGTATGATTTGCGCTTTTTTCTGCGGCGTGGAGCACACCGGAAGCGGATTGCAGCTTGCATCCTATCAGCTCAGCTCAGACGATCTGGCCGATGGGAAAACAATCAAGCTGCCGAGGGAACGCCATGACGATTGAGTTCACTGTGCCATATCCTGCCCGCAAGAGCGCGTGGACGAAGCGCTACGGGCTGAACGCCTACTGGGCAGGCAAGAACCACCACGTCCGGGCAGCGGACGCCAGAGACCTTGAGGCGCTTGTGCGGTTGTGCCTGAGACAACAAAATGTTCCGGCCCGGTTGTTTGAAAAGCCAGTGTCCATCTCCTTTTGGCACAACACCCGCATGGACATAGACAAC